CGACATGCCGGATAAGGTGTTCCAGGCACCCGAACGGGTCGCGGAAGGAATCGTCGGGCGCGTCACCGCTGTCCAGATAGGCCAGATCGCCGACCGCAAGGGGCGTGGTTTCCATGAACCGCCGCGCCGCGTCGGACCCGTGCACGTCGCGCACCAGCTTGATTCGCGCGATCCAGTTGCGTTCTTCCTGCAACCCCATGCCCAAAGCCGCCGGGTCGGGCTTCGGCGCGGCATTCTTCAACGCCGCTTCCATGTCGTTGAACCGCTGGATATAGGCTTCCTTGAACCGCGCCGCTTCCTTGCCGGTGAAGCCCATGACCAGGAAGGTGAACCCGTCCTTGGTCATGTCTACAGCAGGACGCGACTTCCCTTGTGCATCAAAATAGGGCGCCAACGAAAAATTTCGTTGGCGGAAATTATCCGTGCACTCAAGCACTTCCACCGACTTCAACACGTCCGCATGACGGCGAGTGAAGATCGCCGCCACATCCCGGCTATTCGCCAGGACCGTTCCGTCCTTCACATGCACGACAGGGGTTAAATCGTTCATCGTTCTTCCCTTCACGAAACCTGATTCAAAAACGCCCGTTCGACACCGGGCATCTTCCAGAAGGCCCGGTAGTCGTCTTCGCCGGGATAAAGGTTCCTGACCCCATCCGGCGTATCGATACTGACGCAGCGGACCAGACTGTCCCGATAAGCCCGCTGTGCGTCCCACAGCGCCCGCAACTCCGGCGAGACCTCGCCTTCCGTCACCGCGATATGCGCTCCGGGGACATGAACCCAATTTGGTGCTGACACTGTTGCCTCCATCCGTATCGGTTGATACTATCTGTATCAAACGATATCGGAGATACCTACAGTGTCAAGTGATACTTTTGAAATCACGAGCGCGCAAATCCGGGCCGCCCGTGGATTGACGGGGCTTTCCGGTCAAGAACTCGCGAACCTTGCTCAAGTTGGACTAGCTACTGTCCGCCGCGCAGAAAGCACGAACAAAGACGCCCCGAAGCTTACGAAGGCAAACCTTCAAGCCATACGCCTTGCCCTCGAAACCGCCGGCGTCGAATTCATCCCCGAAAACGGCGGCGGTCCCGGCGTCCGTCTTCGCAAGGACCCGGACTAGTCTTCCGCCCGATCCGCCGCGCGCTTCGCCAAAGCGGTGACGATTCCGTCTTCGGCGTAGGGCATAAGTTCCGCCACAACCCGCCGCTCCACGCCCAGCGCGTCCGCGACCTGGAAGGCCGCCCCGAAATCCAAGCCCGACATTTGCCCGTCCATGCCCGCCCGCCGGGCCTGCCCCATCAACCGGAAGACCAGCCGCCAGACCTGCCACCCTTCGGCGGTCCTGGGTTCGTTCTCGATCGTCGGGCACTTCTTGCCCCCCAAACCCCGCTTGCCGTCGGCGCAGGGCGTGCCGGATTCTCGGCACCCCTGGCAGTATGAAGGCCCCTGCCCGAACGCCCATTCGGCAAGGGCCTTTATCCGTTTCCCTCCGAAACCAGCAGGTTATAAGGTTCCGAATACCGTAACAGGAACTGGTCCGCGACCTTCGGAACCCGCATGACTTCCCCGATTGTGCCTTCGTCCGGCTCTACCGGTTTCCCGTCCGGACCCAGAACACCTTCCCATTTGATGATCGCGGCTTCCGCCAGGGCGCGCGCGAACAGGAAGTCTTCCAGACCGCCGCGGATATCCGCGTCTTCCAGATGAACCCAGCCGACCGGTGCGGCTTCCGCCGCCTTGCGTTCCTTCCAGTCATCCAGGAATTCCAGCGCCTGCCGGTTGGCCTTGCGCCGGGCGGCTTCGAAAATAACCGTATCCAGCGGCGCCACGAAGAAACGGACCCCTGAAATGATAGCCAGCCAGCCCGGTTCTTTCGGTAACCCTAGTTTAAGCATCCAAACCCCCGCGCCACGATTGCGGGCGCATCCTTGCCCGCAATTGTGGCGTTATCATGTCGCGGTTCAATACGCAGCGACGTCGTTTTTCAAGGTGACCTGCATCATGTGACCGGCGACCGAATCCTTGGCCGCCTGCCAGTTGTAGGTCGCGGATATCCCGCCCGGTCCGGTCACCGGGTTCTTGACCTGGGGGAAGAACACGCGCGGCAGGTCGATTGTCAGATGGAAGCCGGACGCGCCCGGTATGGTCCAACCGTATTGCAGGGCGACCGGTGTTTCCGCGTCGATGGCATCGGTGACCGTGGTATCCGTGGAAAACCGCAAATCGACGCTTCCGGAAGCGGTCGCTTCCCCCTCGTCCACCCCGTCAATCTTCCCGTCCGCGCGGATCGTTTCCACCGGGTCCAGCCCGTTGGAGAAACTCAGCGACCCGCCGGTCACGTTGGCCAGCTGCACCGCGTCCACTTCGATGGACCCCCGGCTGTTGTTAAACCGGGTCAGGTCGAAGACCAGCGGCGCGGCATCGGCCGCCGCGACCGGGGCCGCCACACCTTGGCCGATGGCGGTAAAGGTCGACCGCGCGGGACCGGTCCGGGCAAGGTCGATTTGCCATTCCCCCAACTTGATTCCCGTTGCCCGTTCGAATTTCGGAACGGTCAGCTTCGGGTGCCCCAGTTCCAGGGTCAGGGACGGGATATCGTCGCCGCCGGACGTGAATACATGGGTAAAGGTGCCGTCCAGGTTGTCGGTCGTGTCCGGCGCGCCCAGAAGAGCTTTCAACCAGAATCCCGACGCTTGCAGGTCCAGACCGACCCCCAGGTCGCCGTCCACCGTCACCGCTTCAAAGAACGGGTCCTGGGCGTCGCGGCCCTGTCCCAGATCCGGGTCCGTCCCCAGCGGCTTTTCCGCGCCGATGGAATAGGACTTGAACGACATTTTGGAATAGACGCCGCCGCCCGACCCGTCGACCGCCGTTCCATAGACGGTTTCGAACGCCGCCAACAGTTGCGCGTCCGCACCCAAAGCCCGTGTTTTTGCCATGACTGATTTCCCATTCTGACAGGTTTGAAATTATGTGATGTTCAGAGCAATGCGGAAACGGTGCTGTACTCCATTATGATCGGCACCACGGCGACCTTGATCGGGACGCCCCCCTCTTCCGCGTCGTCGATCATGGACGGTTCCCCGGCGCGGACCGTTTCCACCACGCCGCCCAGCGTATCGTCCGCCAGCAGCGCGCCCCCGACGACCTGTAACAAGGCATCCAATTGACCGTCCCGGATATGCTGTTCGGGGTTCTTGATTACCGCGACCAGTTCCGCCCTATGGCTGTAATGATAGACCGGGGGCGACAGGTCGACGTCCGGTTCCCCCGGGTCGCCGTCGCGCAGCACGATCAAGCCGGCGGAAGTCGGTTTCAGCCGCTCCGGCGCGTTCCGGTCCATGTCGGGCGTCAGGGGCGCGTAGTCCTGCGCCGCGACCAGCGCGAACAGCGCCTTAAGCGCGGCTTCCCGTTTACTGTCCGCCATCGCGTCCCCACTCCGACAGAAGCGCGGGCGCGATCGCCCGGCGCATCCAGCCTTCAACCGCCCCGATATCCAGCCGTTTAGACAGCCGGACCTGGGGCACCAGAATGAACATGACCGTGCTGGCCACGCCCTTTTTCAACCGACCGGCTTTCGTGAACTGCCCGCCTTTCACGGCGCGGGCCTTGCCCGTCTTTCCGATCCGGACGTTATCGACAACCAGCAGCGCCACCCGCCCGGATCGCCCATTCCCTTTCACCGCCGGCACGAAGCGCAGCGGCCCGAACCGGTGTTCCGGAAAATTCGACGGGGTCAGTTTTTTGCCGCCTTCGCCGCGCTTCGGCGCCTGGGGGGTAGGGATAGCCAACCAGAACCCGTTACTGGACCGGATGACCGTTCCGTCATCGAAGGCCCGCACGATGTCCGGCGCCTTGCTCCACACCAGCCCGGCCGCCCCAAGGCTGACCTTTCCGCCGCCGGGATAAACCCGGTCGCGCCAGGCATTGGCCACCCGGCTACCAAGCCCCGCATTCTGGACCTGCCGGCGCAGACGGTCCCGTCCGCCGCGCGTTACTTTCCCGACCGCCGCGGTTGCACCGCGCGCCAGTTGCACCCCTTCACGGTCTACCGTCTTCCGAAGGTCGCCCGTCACGGTCGCCTCTATCCCAAGCGCCATGCGTCACCCTTCGACCAGACCGGCGGTCCAGACGGACCGGTCGGTCCCGCGCCGGGGCGCGCCGCCGACCCTGTAGAACACCCCTTCGATGGTGAAGGTATCGCCCGCCGAAAGGCTGGGCGCATCCTTGACCATAAGGCGGGCAACCGTGGTCCCGGTCACGAAGTCCAGGCTTGCAACCGACGTGATTTCGTCGGGGCTGGCCAGGACGACGGGAACCGTTTTCCCCGCCCCCTGGCCTTGCGCCCGATAAATGGCGGGCACGGCGAACCCGTCTTCAATATCGAAGAACCCTTCCAGGTCCGCCGCATCCTCGATCGCCATGGGGTCTTACCCCCTACGCCGTCGGCGTTTTCGCCAAGGCCGCGGCGACCGCCTTTTCCACCGCAGCGGAAACGGCGGCATCGACCATGCCCTGGACGGCTTCCGCCTTCACATACCCGGCGGGCACACCGGCCGCCGCCGCAGGCGCGCCCGCGCGGGCGGCTTTGTGTTTCTTGATGTCGGCCGCCTGCTTTTTCAGGTCCGCTTCGTTTTCGCCGGTCACAAGAACCGCCTTGCTGGAACCGACAACCTGGGTGGCGTCGCCCTTGTCCAGGGTTTCGAAGGAACCGGCCTCAACCAGTTCGCCGTCGACGAAGGTATCCCGAACAAACAGGACCTTCCGGGATTCTTTCTTGGCCATGTCTGGCACTCCTCTTTGAATGAAAAAACAAAACCCCGCCGGGTTCCGAATATCCCGGCGGGGTTACCGATATACGGTCAGGAATTCAGGACCGGTCAGACGGTTTCGATATCCGCACAGACCGAGAAGGATTCCGCGTGACGGTAACCGATATCCAGGTCCTGGAAGGCCCGGACGATGGCGCCGCCGCTGTCCGCATTCGTGTAGGGGTCCGCCATGACGTCCAGGACGCCCCATTCGCCGACGATCTGGTCCCCGAAGTTTCCGAAGATCGCGGCGGAAAGGGCGGTCCCGGTTCCCTTGGTCAGATTGCTGGGCACCTGATTGCTGACCGCCGCGCGGTAACCGTTCAGCATGCCGTCGCCGTTCTGGCCGTTTTCCCAGATGAAGGCGGATTCGCCGGTCACCTTCTGGGTCTGTTTCAGCTTGCCGCGCACCTTCGTATTGGTCAGGTAAGCAATGGCGCCGATATCGGCATTGTCCGCCGCGACTTCGGTTTCCAGGTCGACCACATGACCCCAGGTCATCGCCCCGCCATTGGTGCCGATCGCGACCGCGCCGACGCCGACAAGGTTCATGATCCCACGCGGCTGTTTGTTCGCCGGGTTGCCGTTGATCGCCGCTTGGTCGATCGCAAGCGCCATCGTGCGCAGCAGGTCATTGATGGCCAGCCCTTCGACCGCCGGCGAGGATTGCAGCATCATGCGCCGGGTCCAGGACGTCTTCGTCGCGACCGTCTTGGGGGCAAGGGTAATGTTGTCCGTCGCCAGGTCGGACCCGGTCACGGTTTCCCCTTCGTCCAGCCAATAGGCCGTCGCCCCGCCGGTCTGGCGCGGAATATCGACATTGCCGCGCAGGCCGGACAGGAAGACCGCACCCAGCTGCAACGTAACCGCACGGTTGCGCAGCAGTTCGATGAACGACCCCGCCAGATGGTCGGTCCCCACCAGTTCCGCCCCCGCCGTGGCGGTGCCGACACTCAGTTCGCGAATCTGGCGGATTTCTTCCGGCGTGCGCTGCGCGGTCAGAAGGTCATAGGGAACGAAGAACCCATTGGGGTCGCGTCCCAATTCCTTCTGAATGGCGATATTCGCTTCGCGTTCCAGCCCGGCTTCGGACCAGTCCTTGTTGATGAAGGCGCGCACCGCCCGCACCAGCGAATACTTGCGGACATCCTTGGCGTCCATGCCAAGTTCGGTCACCGGCCGTTCAACCGCCTTGGCGCCCTGCTTTTTCAGGATAAGGTCCTTGAACGTGTCGACCGTGCCGCCTTCGGCAATATGCTTCTGGGCTTCGTCGTTCATTTTGAACTGCGCGCCCAGCGCCAGAATTTCAGTGACGCGACCGACGACCGCCTTTTCGGCATTTGCGCGGATCGCGTTTTCATCGACCGCCGGCGTGACAACCGGGGCGACGGCAGGGGTTTCAGGGGGCATAGCTTTTTCCTCGCTTTGCTTGGTTTCGATAATGACGGCGGCACCATCGCCGTCGCCCGCTTCGCGACCGATACCGACCGTGGTATCCGCCGGAACACTTACGATTGACACTTCCAAGGGTTGCCAATCCGTGACGCGGTAGGTGTTCCCTTCGTCGGATTCCTCTTCCAACCGCATTTTCCGAATCTCGTACCCGACCGAGATATTGGACCGGATACCGTCGCGGACATCCGACAGGATTTCGTCCGCCCGCGCGCTCTTGCCGAAGCGGACAGTTGCCTGTCCCTTTCCGTCCTTGATGCTGACCGCCTCAATGACGCCGATCTGGTCGCGCGTGTTGTGGTCCATCAGCAGCGGCGCCGATCCGGCCTTGAACCAGTCCAGGTCGATTTCGCCGGAACCGTGCCCAAGGACCTCGACCCCCCACCAACGGCGGTATGGTTCTTCGCTGCTGAACGACAGTTCCAGCGTCCGGGACTCTTCCGCGCTGTCGCCGGCTTCCGCGCGACCGATGATTTGCGCCGTGCGGTATTGGGTCCGCAATTTCATCATGGGGGCGTTACCGTCAGGCATCGTCCTGTTCCTCTTTCGGTTTGTCGGTTGGTTCTTCCTTCGCCGGAACCGGGGCCCGATAAGGGACGCCCATTTCTTCCGCCATGGCCTGTTCGGCCGCCAGTTCTTCGGTGACTTCGCGAAGATCCCGTCCCAGCGATGCAGCGACCCGAAGGCGGCTGTTGATCCCCAAGGCTATTTCTTCCGCATAGCCGCGGATTTCCTTCTGGGGGTCTATCCAGGTCCAGCCGCGCGGGTGGAATTGCGGGCGCCGGAATTCGGAAACACGGGAAAACGGCATGTTGATTTTCCGCGACAGGACGGCTTGTTCCAGCCACCCCCGGACGATCCGGCAATGGACGCGGCTGATAACGAAGGTTTGCAGAACCTTCCATTGGTCCCGTTCGTCCACCATGCCGCTGCGCTGGGTCGAATAGTTGACGCCCTCTTTGTCATTGGCCCAGGCGTTGTAATCGACGCCCAGGCCCGTTGCCGCGCCGCGCAGCATGCCCTTGACGAAGGGGGCAAGATCGCCTGTCGGAAAAGCCGGGTTGAATTCCTTGAATTCGTATCCGTGCGGGATGATTCCGAACTTTCCGGGCTCGGCGTCTTCGATGAATTCATCGTCCTTGTCGGGGGACTCTTCCCCGTCGAAGTCGCCGACCAGCTCGTCGCGCGCCTGATAAAACCCCATCTTCGCCGCGCCGACCCTGGCATTAACCAAAGCCGCGTCTTCGAAGTTCCCCAGCATGTTCAGCCGCCGGGCCGCCGTATGCGCCCAAGGCACGCCCCGCGTTTGCCAGACGTCGTCCGCAAGAAACAAATGGATGATTTCATCCGCCGGCACGCGGACCCGGTCGCCGCCCGGAAGGTAGGCAATCAAAATCGGGTCCTTGGGGGTTTGCCGAAAATGGTAGGCAACCGGGCGCAACCACTTGTCACGCTCGACACCCATGCGAACCGTATTCCCGTTTCGCAGCGTATCGTTATAGGTTTCGTCCAGAAGATCGGCGGGCAGGACCTGCAGCGCATAGCCGAAGCCGTTCTGGAAGCCGCGTATTTCCCGGATGATGAATTCGCCGTCCCGCCCCATGACGCGGGCCGCCAACCCTTCGACGTCCCGGAACGAATGCATGCCGCAGACGGTCGCGACGCCGACTTCGCACCAATCCTTGAAGGCCGCGCGCACCTCTTCATTCAACGGGTCAATGGACCCGTCGGCGCGCTTCACCCGCCAGCGGACGCCGACGCCGTCGGCGCCGATAATGTTTCGTTCTATGGTACGAAGGAACCCCTTCATATAGTCGGAGTCCATGGCCAACTTGCGGGACCGCGTCCGAAGCGCCCGAAGATCCCGCCGGATACTTTCATCCAGCATGACCCCGGTCACCGGCCAATCCGCCGTCAAGCGCCCGGTCGCCGCCGACGCGAAGTTCCGCCGCATGCGGGGTTCAACGCGGCGCGGCGCCGCTTCCGGCTTGCGCTTAAGGAAATCGAACATGCATCACCCCACGAAGCGAACGGCGACATGCCGTTTGCGTTTTCCGGTTTCGCGTTGAACTTCGATCCGGTAGCGGTCCCGAAGTTTCAGAAGGTCGGCGATAGGCGTGCGGTCCAGCCGCCGCCCCTCGATCGTGTAGGAGTCCTGATCCTTACTGGACCGCCGTTCCAATACCGCTTCGATATTGTCCAGGCATCGTTTCGCATGGGTCCGCGTGTCGTGCGCTTCCATGGCATCGAAGTTCGGCGAAACCTGAACGACGCCGCTTCCGATCAGATGCCTATCGCCGTCCTTGGCAACATGCGCCTGCCATGCATAGTCGTCCGGATCGTACCCCGCCGTGTCCGCCGCCGGCACGTTCACCAGATAGCCGTCCGCATCGACCGTCGCGGCTATCTCAATTTTCCCTACCGATGACAGAAGCCTATAGGTCAAGGACCAGCCGTCGGCGGCATACGCGACCAGGTCGTCGCGCCGCCATGTCCAGGTATCGCCGGCAACCAGCGTTTCCGGTTCCTTTGTCGGAATTTCCATCATATGCCGTTCATCCATCCGGACCGGCGCCGCTTGCGGGCCGCCGCGGGCTTCGGTTTGGGTTTCGGTTTCTGGGGCGCGGAAGCGGAACCGCCGCCCTCGTTTCGGGGGGCGGCGGTTTGTGCTTCGGTCCAGTCTTCAAGGTCCAGTTGGCCGGTTTCCGGGGGCTTGTCCCGCACCGCTTCAATCTGGTCCCAGGCGGAATCAGGCATCCGCCGGACGCCGTATTTGATCGCCGCGGCTTCCGCTTGGTTCATCGTGTCCAAGGCTTCGTTCCGCTGCGCCGGGTCCTTTTCCCATTTGTAGGTGACGAACCCTTCCTTGCTGCGCTTCGGGATACGCCGTTCCGCCGTCAGTTCCTGGAAATACTCGTCTTCCATATCCCGTGGCAGACCGACGAAGCCGCGTTCCATCGGATCGGTCTTCGCAAGGTTGCGGTAAAGCGCCATCTTCAAGACGCTCGCCGCGAAGTTATAGAAACGCTTTGACCATTTCAGCAGCACGCCAAGCCGGTTCCGTTCCTTTTTCACCCGTTCCAGCAGCGGCGCGGAATCGTCGCCGCGTCCGCGAACCATCATGACCTTCTGCGCGGAATGCTTTTTCGCCCAGTCCCAGACGTCTTCCGTCCAGGCGTTCCCGTCTATCGCCAGATTGTCCACGCCGATTTCATTTCCGGCCGCGTTCCGCCATGTCTGGCGGGCAAGGTCGTTCAAGCCGGCTTGGCAGGTCGGTTCCGATATGTGCCCGTCAATCATGCCGTAATCGATGACATACCGGCGGCGGTCGCGGCCCCAGGCGACGACCTGGAATTTTATATGGTCCTTCTGGCAGTCCACCCCGACGGTCAGCACCAGCCCGCCGGCGGGGATACGTCCGCGCGGGTGCCCGAATTCCGCAGCACGGTCGCGCAACTCTTCCCAGGGCGGGCTTTCGCTTTCCGCGCGATAGGCAAGCCCCACCGTATCGTTCAGGAAGACCCGTTCCGACTCGG